TTTTGACCAGTTCAATGCATCCCAAATCATAACTGTGTTCTACTAGATCTAATAAATGGTCTTTCATGTGTTCTCCATTAAATGTTTTCTATTTTGCCCAATGTTTGTCCACCTCTAAAGCTGGATATGGTGCCTGGTGCCTTGAGTTCTAACCAACTCACCATGTAGTCTTTGTGGGCAGCGACGTCGTCGCTCAAATCAAAACTAGATGCAATGTGAAATCCAATCTTGGTACTGATTTCCTTGATTTGTCTGCCTGGTGTATAACAATTATAGCAATTTTCAAAGTTTACAACACTAGTGGAAAAATCGCAATTGTTATAGGTAAAAATAACCACACCACCAGGACGCAATAGGCCAAAAAATTCATTGAGATAATGTTCAATTAATTTCAAAGGTCTAAAATTAAAGAAGTCTACGGCCACTATTAAGCCCAGTTGTGCCTGTGGTAATTGATGAAATATGGTCTTATCGTTTTCATTCACAGTGTAGTATCTCAAACGACGTTGATACTCTGGTGTCCATTTGGTTTCGGCCACTGTTAATAGTTCTTTGTTTAGATCAACAAGGTACAAAGGATCACAAGCTGTCAAAGCATCTGTTAAGTCACAATGTGCCGGACGGATTTGCATGGCCGGCCATTGCCAACTGGCTTGTGCTTTGATTCGGTTGCAAAGAAAATCAAAAGTTTCTTGTTTATACAGAAGTTTTTTGTAGAGAAATCGGTCTAGAATGTTCCCTACAGTATTTTTACAATCTTCTTCATATATCTGCTGACTCTTGGCATGGTAAGATGGTTCTATATCGGTGACAAATTTTGTGAGTTCCTGTTTGAAGTTTTGCAAATCAATGTCGATGTTATGTAATGTGTTGAGAATTATTTTTTTGTTTGCCGACATTTTATGTTTGATGTTTTCAAAATCAATCTGCTGTATGCTCAGATTGTTTTCTACATCCTGTAACAGTTGTTCTATTTTATCATGCACATGATTGACCGACAGGCCATCTACCATGTGCTTGTATGTAATTAGTTTGCTGAGTTTCATTCAAATGTAAACAATGATTGGAAAGTGTTGGTAGTGTCGGTTTCGCTGGATAAATCCCAACCCAATACGCCTAATAAATTTTCAATCTTTTGGTCCACCACCGTGGCTTCCATTTCCCCATGATCAAATGGCAATTCTTTGAACCATTGTGGCAGATGCATCTCGTCTGTGGGATAACCAATGGATGTCCAGCCCAAAGCATTGGGTTTAAGCTTGCATACAATAGTTTTCATACCGTCCACGATCTGCATGGAATAGTTATCAGAATTCATGCGACGCATGGTATTCCAATTCATTGCAGCTCGCACATGTCCGGGCATGTTGGCTTTGCCCTCGCGTTCTTCCTTTTTTTGATAAGAGGTCAAATTGTTCACACGCTTGGGTGATCCTTTTTCCCAACCAGGACGCTCTTTAAATTCATACTTGTATTCTTTGATGCGTTCCACTATCTCATCTTTGTTTGACCCGGTAAGAACACGTTCTAATAGATCCCACAGGAAATCTTGTATGACTTTGGGAGTATCGCTGCGTTTAAGGTCCAAGCCCATGGCCTTGATTGAACCTGACTTGCCATTTACATCTTCGCGCTTGCCTTCTTTGTCATAGATGTTTACAGCATAACGTTTCTTGGTAATAAACAAACCACGATCGGCAACCAGTTCTCTTTCACCGCGTATGATTTCTCCCATTTGTCTAGGGCAATGAAAAGCTTGTTCCATGAATCTAGCAAAACTTTGATTGACCTGTACTGCAACGGAATCATAAAGCTTCACACAGATTTCTTTATTCCAGTCCATACGTCCTTGTTTGACTTCTTCTTGCAACAATGGCCACGCGGAAAAGTACACAGAGTCTGTATCGCCATAAATGATTGCATCACCAGTATGATCATAGCGACCAGTGATGCATTCGTTTACAAAACTGTCCATGTGATGTGCAATAGCACGACCAGTGAGTGTGGTAGACTGCCCAATGCGTTTGTCAAAAAATCTACACCCAGGATTTAGAATGGCACCATATAAGCTATTCAAATTAATTTTTTTGACCAACTGTCTTTTGTCCCAAAACTCTCGATCTGTTTTGGTTATAGATTCTTTCAACCGTGCCTGGAGTTCTTTGCGTTCTCTATGCCAACGTGCCAACAAACCTGGCACCACACCTTCTTTATCATAGGTGAATATGGTACCATTGGCGGATAATATCCAGGGTCTATTTGAATCAAACACCATCTTCCAAACATCAGCGGCACTTTGCACCGATTCTTTACCATCTTGCCAATCTATGGTAATTTCTGAACCACGTTGTTGTTCCATTACTGCGGTATATTCGAGGCTACCAAACAGGCCTTCCCAGGCAGCTGAAAAACTGGCTCCTAAATTCATTTTGTCTTGAATATACCGATCGGTCATGATGGGTCTGAGTTGACCAACAATGGTTTCTGGTGCCATGTTGAGTGCTCTAATGGCCGAGGGATAAAGACTGTTTATGTCTATGGCCCCAACCCATTCGTGGATACCTTTTTTGGGAACAGCAACATAGGCACCTGCGGCTTGTGTTTCTTCATCGGTCAATCGCTCTTTACGGTTTGGGACTATTAGACCACGCTCGTGTGATTCATTGATGATGGCTTGTTCAGTTACAGCCACTGCACCCATGGTGGTTTGTAGCAACACTGTGTTGGCATGTGCCAATTCATTGGCTAGATCCAAGAATCTCAGTTTCTTGTCCAGTCTTGCTAGGAGCATGGTATCTTGCCGGTTGTAGTCAATAAAAATCTTGAAGTTTTGATTGTACATCTGATCCAGCGTGCCTTCAAACTGGGTTTTTCTTTCTCCCAATTCATACTCACCAATGGCTTCTAAGCTGTAACTGTGTCGTTCCTCGTATGTATATTTGCGATACAGTTGCATATAGTCTATATGCACTCGACCAACAATATCAAACGTGAGATTCTCTGCACCGAATCTCTCAAAGGTACGTTGTTTGGGCAGTTGTCCCCACAAGCACATCCTGCGTGTGTCATCTTTAGACAGCACTCTGGTAATACGTTGTACTGTGTATGGTATGTCAAAGCCTTCGGAATTCCAACCCGATAACACATCGGCATCGTCAATTAGGTCAAGGAAAACATTGAGCATGTCTGCTTCACGCTCAAATATCATGGTATTTTCGAACTGACTCACTATTTCATTGGCAGTGGACTGGCTCATGTGTCGGGGCGGCATGACCAAAGTGACCAGTTGATCCAACCAGTCTAGATACACTGAAATAGCTGTGATGGGATTGAATGGATCTTCAGGTTTGGAGAAACCACGTACAGGATCAAAGTCTACTTCAATGTCAAAGAAAACAGTTTGCAGTTTAGGAGCATCTTGCCCTTTATAGTTTTCTTCAAAACATCTAAATATGGGATTGATGTCAGATTCATAGATCTGCCTGCTTGATTGCATGCGCAATTCTTTGCGAAACTCTTTGTTGTTGTGTGTAGAAAATTTAGAAACAGCATTGCCGTAGATCGATCGAAACCGGCCCCGGGGATCATCATAATAAAAGATGTAGTTAGCTGGATACTCTCGATACTCTCGCCGACCGTCACGGCGTTCAACCACATGTATACGATCGTGTTCGCGATCGAACAATGCATCTACGTAACTCATTTTTCTCCTATGCCACTTGTAGCTGGCAAATACTTTTCTGCATGCCTTTCAGCGATTTTAGAACATTCTGATTATAATGACTTTTGCTTTCAATACTTTGTAATTATATTGCATTGGATCTTGCACCAAAATATTTAGGATTGCTTGTTGTTGTTCCATCCAGGGTTTGAGCGGTTAACGTGGTTGATCATTTTTAAATCTAACTGTGACTCTATGATCTACAAAACTATATTGATCTTGTTGGCTCGGACACTGTCTACAGATACTGTGAGGTTTGCCAAAATTATTGACAAAATTTTCAATGTCTTGATCGCTCGAGTCTATAGTTAGCCCATCAACGAGATAAGGTTGCCATTGTTCTTGATTAGGATTGCCAAATCTTTTCAGCAGTTGGGGAGTAAGCCCTACCGTTCCACATTTAAAAATTTTGTTTTCAAACAACAACGGGCACCTCTGTTGAACACAACATTCAAACGCCTGCCGGGGATCACTGTTATGCGGCATCATATTTTCATAATTGTTTTTAAACGTTCGAAGAAAACGATCGGGTTTGGCTATCTGGAATCTAAAATTATGTTCTCGATCCAGCCAACGATCTATACCAAATTCCTGTACTGGAATCCAAGCACCAGAATCGAATATTTTTTGTATGTTAAGATCTAGACCTGAATCGTTAACATGATAACTGATTTTAAAAACACTGTTTTTAATGTTGCGCAAGAGTTCAAATACATCCCAATGTTTGTGCAACAACAATCCATTGGTAACAAATCGTATCTGACTCTGGGGCAGTAGATCACGAACTCCATGTATCCAAGATTTTATATCTGGATTCATAAGAGGTTCTCCTCCCATGAACCCAATGGCTGGCAATTCTAAACGTTCAGTCCAAGGCTGTAACCATCGTCGGCCTTGATCCCACGTGGTATATCCACTGTGTTTAAGATCACTGAATGTAGTACAGCCTTCACAACTGAGATTACAGCCACGTATGACCATGATCTCAAGAAACGGTAATGTTGGCATTTTAGAAAAAAGATTTTTTACTGCCTTCTCTACTTAAATCGTTGGTCACGCAGTGAATGCCACAGTCCCAAAAATATTTATGACGGAATGGCACCACGTGTACTTCAATTCCATGTCTAGCACATGCCTTCTCTACAGCATCGTTATGCGTTGATACCACAATATTTTTTGGATCAACTATCAAAATATTAACGTCAAACACAGTTTCTGAAACTTGTCCTACCCACTGATCAAAATAATGATCAACCATGTTGATGAGATTCTGGTCTTCTTCAAATCCAGGTATAAACCAGCGACCTTTATTGCGTTTCATTGAAATTTCAAACTCGCGCATGTGTGCATAGTTACTGGGTGGCAAATACACAACTTCCCAATCGGGAAAAGTATCGGCGTAAGTAGGTACATCATTGAGGCTGATAATCAATCCAGGAGTCACAGGACAGTATACAGCATCGCCGTGACCACCCGAGTTGACCACATGATTGCGAGTATCTGGAAACAACTCATTGACCTGTCGCAGTATGGCCTGTTTGTCGTCATGATAGGTCTGTGTGGCAAAATATAAATCCTGTCCAATCCGACTTACAAAACATCCGTTGATAAAATCAAGATTTGTATAAACTATTTCATTGTTTTGAGCCTTGATTTTATCAAATACATGATTGTAAAACTTTAGCTTGGCATTTAAATGCTGTTGATCAATTTTACAAAAATTATGGAATTGAGTTCTAATGTCATTGGCAAATTCCGGCAGAGCATTGTAGAAGTCATCGGGTTTGACAAAGTCTAGCCACCAGCTTTGTTTGTTTTGTCGATAAAAGACTGACCAAGCGTGGCTGGCATTTGGGATCTCGGGAATCCAAAATCGATCACCAATCATTAAAAAATAATCTCTAGGTGCAGTTGGTGGTTGCACCCATTTGCTATCAATATAAAGAGATTCAAGGTCTGCTGGAAATTCTGGTCTGTAAATTTCAACACCGAATCGATGTTTCAACAGATAGATCAAACTTTGATAATCTTCTTCGGTTTCTTCGGCTAATTTTTCAAAACGAGATCTAGTGGCAGTATCCCCAATCCATTGATAAAATTCAGGTGGATATGTGCGCCCAACCAAACAGATTTTTAAGGGATCCCAGTGTTGATAGACACTGTACATCAAAGAGTCTTGCCAACCGTGGTAAGAATTTTCTCCAACAATTCATGATCTTGCTGTTCTCTACCAAACTCGGCTTTGTGGGCAATGCGGATGGCTTTTTTGAGAATGTTGGGTTTGATTTCAAGCTCTTCAGCCACTGCTTTGATAGTATCTGAAAGTCCACCGTTTAGTGTTTCTACTTCATGCATGACCTGCATACCTTCATTGATAAGTTGTGTGAGTTTGGCCTTCTGTTCTGCTGAAAAATTACGAGTATCCATGTAGATCTCCTTTATAAATTATTTTAGCAATAAAATTCTATGATGTCTATTTAAACTTTACCGTTTTGATATGATCTATCATACTTTGGTTATCTTGTTTGCTAGGCATAAGTATGCAGATGTTGAATTTATCAGACATCCGATGGCTGCACATAGAACTTACCACAAAGTGCAACGCTAGATGTCCCATGTGCATGCGCAACTATAGAGGCATGACACATAATTCAGGTTATCCTTTGATCGAACTGAGTTTGAATCAGATCCGCCACATCCTGCCCCCCAATTTTCTAGACCAAATTACTCACATAAATCTCAATGGTAATCTAGGCGATTTTGGCCTTGCCACTGATGCAGCTGAAATTGTGAACTATTTTCTTGAACACAGTAAAACACACATACAGATCGAGACAAATGCCAGCATGCGTTCGCCTAGTTGGTGGGCACAGCTGGCCCACCCACGCACAACCATCCTGTTTGCCTTGGATGGCTTGGCTGATGTGCATGATCTATACAGACAGGACACCAACTGGCATCGTATCATAGCCAATGCCCAGGCATTGATCCAGGCTGGTGGTCGAGCCATATGGAAATTTATTCTTTTTGATCACAACCGCCACCAGCTAGAACAATGTCGTGAGCTTAGTCAGGAGCTGGGATTTGAAGATTTTATCATACGAGATCATGAACGAAATCAAGGTCCCGTGTTTGATCGTGATGGTAACTTCAGCCATTGGTTAGGACAACCAAATCTGCACCAACCAGATGCCAAGGCCATGGTACAAGTTCACATGACTCGGTGGCGTACCGACGGTAACTTACCTTCTTTGGACCAAGATGAAAAATGTGACATCAAGTGTAAAAGCATACAGATGCAGGAAATCTACATTGCCGCCGATGGCAGTGTGTATCCTTGCTGCTTTCTAGGATTCTATCCTAGGACCATGCAACACCCAGGTAACAGTCAATTCCGCGACTGGACCATCAAGAACAATGCTCTAGAATGGGATATGGCTACCTGCATAGAATGGTTCGCCAAGGTGGAATCTAGTTGGCGAGAACAATCTATCAAAGCCGGACGTCTTTACACCTGCATTAGTTGTTGTGGTTCGGTCAACAGGTGATAGATTTGATACGTTAGACGATAATTGTATGATAGTAACTGCACTCAATTTTGTCTTTTAGGTTCACCTTGCCATAGCATGTCGTAACCCAGTTCCCTAGTCTCGGAACACATTGTTGCTAGAGCTTCGAATTTATCTTTGAAAACAGTGTCAGCATGCGAAATCTCATGCTCTTGAAATGATCGCCAATAAGTCACAATGGCGAAATGATCATTACTACATAAGGTAT